AATTACAGACAGCATTGCTACCGTAGTAAATCAAGTAACTACAATTGATAATAATTATACAGCAACATATTGGCCATGGGTAAGAATTATTAATCCATCCAACAATGTTCCAACTTGGGTACCACCATCTGTAGTAATACCAGGTGCATTATCATTTAATGACACAGTTGCAGCTCCATGGTATGCTCCGGCAGGTTTAACAAGAGGTGGTTTAACAACAGTAAATGGTACATATCAAAATTTGAATCAATCAAATCGAGATACATTGTATGAAGCTCGCGTTAATCCTATTGCAAACTTCCCTAATGAAGGAGTAGTAATTTGGGGTCAAAAGACACTACAAGCATTGCCAAGTGCATTAGACCGAGTAAATGTGCGTCGTTTGTTAATTACGGTTAAGAAATTTATTGCATCTGCATCTCGTTATTTAGTATTTGATCCAAATGATCAAACTATTAGAGATAAATTCTTATCAATAGTTAATCCATATCTAGAACAAGTTAGAGCACAACGTGGTTTGACAGCATTCCGAGTAGTAATGGATAATACAAACAATACACCGCAAACTATTGATCAAAATATTTTGTATGGTAAATTGTTTTTGCAACCAACTAGAACGGCTGAATTTATTATTTTAGATTTCAATATTCAACCAACGGGAGCAGCATTTCCTGAATAGTTAAAAAACTTTTAATAAAAGGCAGGATTTCGGTTCTGCCTTTTTTACTGTTAAACATATTTATAATAAAAATATATTGAGGAAAATTAAATGACATTACAAAATTCATTAAACCCGGATTTGGTTGATTTAGGAACTGAAACGGAATTTTATAGCAATGCATTTTCATGGGAACCTGTCAAGGCGCACCAATTTATTATGTCTATAGGTGATATTCCAGCTTTTTTAATTAAAGCATCTGCAAAACCTAGTATTGCAAACGGTGAAATAGCATTAGATCATATCAATGTTCAACGCTATGTAAAAGGACGTTCTGTATGGAATACAATTACGGTATCAGTTTATGATGCAATTGTTCCAAGTGGCGCACAAGCAGTAATAGATTGGATTCGTTTACATCATGAATCTGCAACAGGTAGAGATGGATATTCATCGTTCTATAAAAAAGAAATTAAATTGCGACAACTTTCTCCATTAGGCGAAGTTATTGAAGAATGGATACTTAAAGGTGCATACATTGTTGATGCAAACTTTGGTTCATTGGATTGGTCATCTGAAGAAGTTGTTATGATTGAAATGACACTTAGATATGATTGGGCTTTCTTGAGCTTCTAATTCATAAAACACATAGTAATGGGGGTAAAACACCCCCATTTTTCATGTTCATCCATATTTATAATAAAGTTATAAAAAGGAAAATATGACACAAGTAACAAATCGGTTATCTAAACAAGACATTATTAACATTGCAAAACGAGATTATGAAGCATCGCAACGCAGTATGCTTCCTTCTGAAATTGTAAATTTACCAAGTAAAGGACAATTATATCCAGAATCAAGTCCACTTCGTAACGGACAACTTGAAATGCGATATATGACTGCATATGATGAAGACATTTTAACTAATGCATCTTATATTAAAGAAGGTGTTGTTTTAGACAAATTAATAGATAGTTTGATTGTAACTCCAGGCATAACTATTTCGGATATTGCACAAGTAGATCGCGATGCATTGCTCATACAAGCTCGGATATTGTCATATGGTGCAGAATATCCAGTTATCGTAACAGATCCATCAACAGGTCAAACAACAAATAAAACGGTTGATTTAACACAATTAACACATAAACCATTTGACTTGCAATCAGATGAGAATGGTGAATTTTCATATCGTGTACAAATATTAACACAAACATATGACATTAAATTTGCATTTTTATCTATAGAACAAACCAAGAAAATATCAGAAAATAATACAATATCCGATTTGTTAAAAAACATGATACGACAAGTAGATGATTCTAGAGATGCACAAGCCATAGAATCTTTTATACGCTTTAAATTTTTAGCTCGGGAAGCAAAACAATTTAGAACCTATGTATTTGATAATATGCCTGGTGTTAATTTAGAATACACATTCCAAGGTGAAACGGGAGGCACCTTTTCTGCCGGGTTTCAAATTGGATCAGACTTTTTTTGGTTTTAATGCTAAAGACCGAGTAGCACTACATAAAAATCTTTTTGATTTAATGTGGCACGGAGAAGGTCGGTGGGACTGGAATACCATATACAATATGCCAGTATTTTTACGTAACTTTTGGATTGATAGTATAAACAAAAAAAATCAACCAAAAGCTACCAATAAACCCAAACTATCAACAATGCCCGGACCTGCAAAATCTTAACAAAACATATTTATAAGTATGAATGAGTACACGCAACATATCATTGCTAGATTAAAACAACAACCTAGACATGGTGTTGATGTAGGTGGAGATGCAAACGATGAAGCTCGTAGAGCAGCTGCCCGAGCAAATGAAGAAGCAAATCTCAAATCTACAGCTTCTAGTATACAACGCGTAACAACAGTATATAAAGCACTAACTGCAGCAACAGACGAACTTGCTAAAAGTGATGCTGCTAGATTATTAGGTATTCAAAAATTAATCGGAGTACAACAAGAATTAGCAAAGAAAGTTTTAGAAAATGTTAAAGCTGTTAACATGTTAGCTCAACGAAATGCTGATTTGCAAAAAACATTAGGCCTAAGTACAACAGCAGCAGCAGAGTTAGGACATGATTTTGATCAATTAGCAGTTAAATTAAATACTTCTAGAAAAAATGTAGAAAAAAATTATCATGCAATTCGTAAATTAACCGGGGGTTTGGCTACTAACAGTAGCACGCTACAAACTTTAAATCAATATTATACAGTTAATCGACAATTATCACAAGATGCCGCAGACGGATTAATTGCATTTACTGCTAATCAAGCTAAAATGATTGAAGGTTCAAAAAAAGTTGATGGAAAAGATGTAAAGGTTATGGAATTAAGAGAAGAGTCTCTAGATACCCAAGCCGGACTTATGCGACAACAGTTTCAACAAATTGAAAAATATACTGGAATTAAAGGAGCTCAATTAGATATTGAAAATGCAATTGGTAAAGCATCTTCAGCTACTAGATTAACATTTTCGAAATATCCCGGCCAATTGGGGATGGCTGTAATGAAAGCTAAAGCCTTAGGATTAGAATTATCAGATTTAGAAACAGTCGGAGATAATTTATTAAGTATAGAATCGAGTGTCGGTGAAGAGTTAAATTATCAACTACTTACTGGGCATCGTTTAGTAGATAATCAAGGAAAAAGTTTAACTAATAAATATCGAGAATTATATCTGTCAGGAAAATCAGAAGAAGCTGCACAAACATTGTATGATATAATTGATAAAGAAGGCGATACCTTACAAAACAACATGTTAGCGCGTAAACAAATGGCTAAAACATTGGGTATGGAAGAAGATCAAGTTGCTAAAATTGTTGAAAAACGTAAATTATTAAAAAATCTAACGGATGATAAAGGAAATCCTATTACTGTTGATTTATTTGGTAAAACGGGTGAAGACCTAAGAAAATCACTCGAAGCAGCAAATGTATCGCAAGATAAAATATCAGAAATATTAAAAACAGATGATACTAGATCTCCAGAAACGCGTGCTGCAGATGCATTAGAATCCATGGAATCTAAAGGTATATTGCTTCAAGTAGGAAATAAAGAAGATTTTGTTAAAAGTTTAGAGGCAGCTCAAACAGAAACTAACAAATATTTACAATCATTTAACGAAACTGTGCAAACTAGTTTATCTACATACATTAAACAAAATGCAACAGAATTAGGTAAGTTCCAATTGGAACGTCAAAAATATTCTCAAGACCCAGATGATGTTTCTAACATATTACTTGATGCAGAAAAAGCGCGCGGTGGAACAGCAGCGGTAATTTCGCAATTTGCGAAAGATTTAGCCGGAAGCATCCCGACAACATTTAAA